TTGATGAGCACGGAAGCCCAGTCTTCAATACTCCGGATCATGAAGTCTTCGATCCACATGGGGAATTAATAGACATAGGTGTTATAGACAGTTGGCAAAATGAAGCTGACGGTTTAAAAGGCGATCAAGATGCACTAAACGAATTTTACAGACAGTTTCCAAGAACTACTGAACACGCGTTTAGAGATGAGACTAAGAACAGTATATTTAACTTAGTAAAACTATACGAACAAATAGATTACAACGAAGAAATGTCTAACACATTAGGTATTACTAAAGGTAATTTTCAATGGGTTAATGGTGTAAAAGATTCACAAGTAATATTTTATCCAGATCCTAAAGGTAGATTTAAAGTAAGTTGGGTACCACCAACAAATATACAAAATAAAGTTATAATCAAAAATGGTGTTAAATGGCCTGGTAATGAGCACATGGGTGCTTTTGGTTGTGATAGCTACGACATATCAGGAACAGTAGATGGTGTAGGTTCTAAAGGTGCTTTGCACGGGTTAACAAAGTTTAGTATGGAAGACGCACCGGCTAATACATTTTTCTTAGAGTATTTAGCTAGGCCACAAACCGCAGAGATGTTTTTTGAAGACGTTCTAATGGCACTAGTATTTTACGGGATGCCTTTACTTGCAGAGAACAATAAACCTCGTCTATTGTATTATTTAAGAAGGCGTGGTTACAGAGGTTTTAGCATGAACAGGCCTGATAAAATATGGAATAAATTATCTACAGCTGAAAAAGAAGTTGGTGGAATACCTAACTCAAGTGAAGATATAAAACAAGCTCATGCAGCAGCTATAGAAATGTATATACAAGACCACGTTGGTATGGCACAAGATGGTACTTTTGGTGATTGTTATTTTAATGAATTACTAAATGACTGGGCTAAGTTTGACATAAACAAAAGAACAAAACATGATGCATCTATAAGTTCTGGTTTAGCTATAATGGCTAACAACAGGCATTTATACGCACCAAACGTTAAAATAGAAAAACCAAAACTAAATATAAGTATTGCTAGATATTCAAATAATGGTAATACATCTAAATTAATTAAAGAATAAATATGGCAGAGTCTGTTATGAATAATTATTTTCCTAGCCAAGTAGTAAGTGATGGCGAAAAAAACTCAAAAGAATATGGGTTGAAAATAGCTAAAGCTATAGAAAACGAATGGTTTTATGTGGATAGAGGATCTAACAAGTATAGAACTAATTATAATAATTTTCACAAACTAAGGTTATACGCTAGAGGAGAACAACCTATACAGAAGTATAAAGATGAATTATCTATAAATGGTGATTTATCTTATCTTAATTTAGACTGGAAACCAGTACCTATTATACCTAAGTTTGTAGATATAGTTGTAAACGGTATTGCAGAAAGAACATATGATATTAAAGCTTATTCTCAAGATTATGCAGGTATGGATAAGAGAACTAAGTACATGGAAGATATACTTGCTGATATGGCTTCTCAAGAGCTAAACGGTGTCATGCAGCAAAACTATGGTATAGACGTTTCTAAAACAAATATAGCTGTTGAAGATTTGCCACAAACGCAAGAAGAGTTAGATCTTCACATGCAGTTAGGTTATAAACAAGCTATTGAAATAGCAGAAGAACAAGCTATAAATGTTTTAATGAATGGTAATGATTACGAGTTAATAAAGAAAAGATTTTATTATGATCTTACTGTTTTAGGTATTGGCGCTGTAAAAACTTCTTTTAACACGTCTGAAGGTATTGTTATTGATTATGTTGATCCTACAAATTTAGTTTACTCATACACAGACTCTCCATATTTTGACGATATATATTATGTTGGTGAGGTAAAAATGATACCTATAAACGAGTTAGTAAAACAATTTCCAAACTTAAGTACACAAGAATTAAAAGATATTGTTCAAAACAAAAACCACAAACAAACAAACTATAACAAAGTCGGAAGTGATTTAAGAGAAGATGACAATAATAAAGTTCAAGTTTTGTATTTTAATTATAAAACATATAACAGTAGAGTTTATAAAATAAAACAAACTGGTAGTGGTGCTATGAAAGCAATAGAAAAAACAGATTCTTTTAATCCACCAGTCACTGAAGAGTTTGAAAAAGTTTCTAATAAAATTGAAGTTTTATATGAAGGCGCTGTAATACTAGGTACTGATAAGTTACTTAAATGGGAAATGTCTAAAAACATGATGAGACCTAAAAGTGATTTTACTAAAGTAAAAATGAACTATACTATTGTTGCACCTAGAATGTACAAAGGTAAAATAGAGTCTTTAGTAAAAAGAGTGACTGGCTTTGCTGATATGATACAGTTAACTCATTTAAAATTACAACAAGTAATGTCTCGTATGGTTCCAGATGGTGTTTATTTAGACGCTGATGGTATTGCTGAAATAGATTTGGGTAATGGAACAAACTATAATCCACAAGAAGCTTTAAACATGTTTTTCCAAACAGGTTCTGTTATTGGACGAAGCTTTACTTCTGAAGGTGATATGAACCCTGGTAAAGTTCCTATTCAAGAAATAACAAGTGGTAGTGGTGGTAATAAAATACAAGCTTTAATAGCAAACTACAACTATTATTTACAAATGATAAGAGATACTACCGGACTTAATGAAGCTAGAGATGGTAGTATGCCAGATAAAAATGCTTTAGTAGGTGTTCAAAAACTAGCTGCAGCAAATAGTAACACAGCAACAAGACATATATTGCAATCAGGATTGTTTTTGACAAAAGATGTTGCAGAGTGTTTATCTCTTAGAATATCGGATATTATAGAATACTCTCCAACAAAAAACGCATTTATACAAGCTATTGGAGCTTATAATGTTTCTGTGCTAGAAGAGTTAAAAGAACTACACTTGTATGACTTTGGTATATTTATTGAATTACAGCCAGATGAAGAAGAAAAAGCAATGTTAGAAAATAACATACAAATGGCTTTACAACAAAAAAATATAGAGCTTGAAGATGCTATTGATCTTAGAGAAATTAAAAACATTAAACTTGCAAATCAGTTGCTTAAAATACGTAGAAAAAAGAAAGCAAGAAAAAGATCAGCAAATGCAACAGCAGAAATATTCAGTCACAATCACAAGCAAATCAGCAAGCTGCACATGCCGCTGCTCAAGCTGAAATGCAAAAAACTCAAATGCAAGCTCAAATTGAAGGACAGTTAGAAATGCAAAAGTCTGATTTAAGAATGAAAGAGCAAGCAGCAGAAGTAGAGTTTAAAAAACAGTTAATGGAGCAAGAGTTTGAATACAATATGCAGTTAAAAAACTTAGAGTCTAAAACTAAGTCAGATAACGAAAGTATGAAAGAAAATCGAAAAGATAACAGAACTAAAATTCAAGCAACACAACAAAGTGAAATGATAGAGCAAAGAAACAATGACGCTGGTGCTAAAAACTTTGAATCAACAAGTGATAATATAAGTAGCGGCATGGAGTTGAAGCCTATATCTTTTGATTAAAATTATTAATTATTATTATATTATATTATGGAAGAAAACGTAGAAAACGTAGTTGAAGAAACTACACAGGCAACTGAACAACCAGTTGAAGAAACAAAATTTCAAAGCGCTGATGATGATAGTGTTTTAAAAGTAGATTTAAATAAACCACCAAAACCAAAACAAGATGAAACTAAAGAAAATAACCCTGACAACGAGGGAGTGGCTGGAGTCGATGAAAATGCCAATGCCACAGAAAAACAAGAGGAAGTACAACCGGAAGCTGAAACACAAGAAACTCCAGTAATTGAAGAAGTTACTGAAGAAGAAGTTAAAGAGCAAACAGAAGAATTAACCGAAGAAGTTAAAGAAGCTGTAGCTGAAGCTCAAGAAACTGGTAAAGCTTTACCTGAAAATTTACAAAAAGTTGTAGACTTCATGGAAGATACTGGAGGTACACTAGAAGATTATGTACGTCTTAATCAAGACTTTTCTAAATATGACGACATGTCTGTTCTTAGAGAATACTATAAGCAAACAAAACAACACTTAACAAATGACGAGGTTGAGTTTTTGATAGAAGATAATTTTATGGCAACAGAAGATGATAGCGAAAGAGCCATAAAGAAAAAGAAAATAGCGTTAAAAGAGCAAGTTGCCAACGCTAAAAGCCACTTAGACGGGCAAAAGTCTAAATACTATGAAGAAATTAAAGCTGGTTCAAAGCTAACGCCTGAACAACAAAAAGCTGTAAACTTCTTTAATAGATACAACAAAGAGTCAGAGGAAACTGAACAAATAGCAAAAAAACAAACTGATACTTTTTTAAATAAAACTAATCAAGTTTTTAACGATAAATTCAAAGGTTTTGAATATAACATCGGTGATAAAAAATATAGGTTTAATGTGAAGAATGCTGAAGAGGTGAAAGAAACCCAAGGTGATATTAATAATTTTGTCAAGAAGTTCTTGAATGAAAATAATGAAATGTCAGATGCTAAAGGTTATCATAAATCTTTATTTACAGCAATGAATCCCGATGCTATTGCTAATCACTTTTATGAACAAGGCAAAGCTGACGCTATAAAAAATAGTGTTGCTAAAGCTAAGAACATAAAAATGGATCCTAGACAGTCATTTTCAAATGACAACACTAGCGGTCCTAAGTTTAGAGTGCTTGGCGACGAATCTCCTAACTTTAAGTTTAAAATTAAAAATAAATAAATAAATAAATTTAAAAAAACAAAATTATGGCAATTACAGGAGCATCAAATTTAGTACCTGCAGCGCAAAAACAAACGCTAGCAAGTGCTTATTTAGATTTTGCGACAGCAGCTACAGATAACACAAACTGGGCGCAACAATATTTACCAGATCTTATGGAAAAAGAAGCTGAGGTTTTTGGAAACAGAACTATCTCAGGATTTCTTTCACAAATAGGAGCTGAAGAAGCGATGAGTTCTGACCAAGTAGTTTGGTCTGAGCAAGGTCGTTTACACATATCATACAAATCATGTGTGGTAGGTTCAAGTGGAACATCAGAAGTAATAACAATAGGAAAAAATGTTGACGGTGTTGATTCAATTGATACTCACGCTATCAGACCAGGTGATATGGTTTTAGTAGCTGATTCTAACTCAACAGTAAAATGTTTTGTTATTTCAACAGCTGCAGATACTATTACAGTTAAGCCTTATTTAACAGGTGACTTAGCAGCCAACGGTATTGCTGAAAGTGCTACTGGAGTTTCTGTGTTAGTTTATGGTTCTGAATACGCTAAAGCAGCTGTAGGAAGAAACTCAGCTAACAAACCATCTTTCAAATCTTTTTCTAACAAGCCAATTATATTAAAAGATAAGTACGAGATCTCTGGATCTGATGCTTCTCAAATTGGTTGGGTTGAAGTTTCTGGTGAAGAAGGACAATCAGGTTACTTATGGTACTTAAAAGCTGAAGGTGATACTAGAGCTAGATTTGGTGATTATTTAGAAATGGCAATGGTTGAGTCTGTTAAAGCTACAGGTACTGTTCCAGCTGCTACTCAAACTGGTGCAACAGGTGATATTGGTGGTACTGAAGGTTTATTCTCTGCTATTGAAACAAGAGGAAACCGTACTTCAGGAGTTACTGGTATTAACGCTGCAACTGATTTAGCTGAATTTGACGCTATGTTAGCTGAGCTTGACAAAAACGGTGCTATCGAAGAAAACATGATGTTTGTTAACAGATCTACTGCTCTTGCAATAGATGATATGTTAGCTTCAATGAATTCTTACGGTGCTGGTGGTACTTCTTACGGAGTATTTGACAACTCTGAAGATATGGCATTAAACTTAGGTTTTTCAGGTTTCAGACGTGGATCTTACGATTTCTACAAGTCTGACTGGAAATACTTAAACGACAAGTCTACTAGAGGTATTATTAATGATACTGATACTGTTGGTGCTATCAGAGGAGTTATGATTCCAGCTGGTGTATCTTCAGTTTATGACCAACAATTAGGAAAGAATCTAAAAAGACCTTTCTTACATGTTAGATACAGAGCTTCTCAAACTGAAAGTAGAAGAATGAAGTCTTGGGTTACTGGTTCTGTTGGAGCTGTTACATCTGACTTAGACGCAATGGAAATGCATATGCTTTCTGAAAGATGTCTAGTTGTACAAGGTGCTAACAACTTCTTCTTGATGAACTAAGAACAGTTATTTTAAAGAACCGGGGCTTCGGCCTCGGTCCTTTCTTTTTATTAATTTTATTATATATTATATTATGGCTAAAAAAGCAAAAACAAAAGCCTCATACCAAGGAGATCCCGGAGATGAGCATATAGAAAAAGTAGTACCGGTTATGGAAACTCCAAAACCGATGGTTGAAAAACCTAAAGTTAAAAAAAATACTTGGGAAATAAAAGATAGAGTTTATAGACTTAAATACGAGCAAACTCCTTTATCATACCTTATTAAATCTTCTAATATTTATTACTTTGACGAGGAAAAAGGTTATGAAAGAGAAATTAAGTATTGTGAAAACCAAAGAACATCATTTGTAGATGAAATGCAAGGTGATCAAAGACTTTCTCATGTTATTTTTAGAGACGGAGTTTTATCTGTTCCAAGACAAAAACAAACTTTACAAAAGTTTCTTTCTAAATACCACCCTTTAAAAGGTAAATTATTTTATGAAGTTGACGAGGTTCAAGTTGCTAAAAACGAAATAAATGATTTAGAAGTTGAGATAAAAGCTTTAAACATGGCTATGGAAATGGATATAGATATGGCTGAGGCAGTTATGCGTGTAGAGGTTGGTTCTGAAGTGTCTAAGATGAGTTCTAAAGAACTTAAAAGAGATTTACTATTATATGCTAAAGAAAACCCTGAGCTGTTCTTAGACTTAGCAAGTGATGATAACGTTGTTCTTAGAAATTTTGGTATTAGAGCTACTGAAATGGGATTATTAAGATTATCACCAGATCAAAGAACTTTTTCATGGGGATCAAACAATAGAAAACTAATGAATGTTCCTTTTGACGAGCATCCATACTCGGCTTTAGCCTCTTGGTTTAAGACTGATGAAGGTATGGAAATCTATACAAATATAGAAAAACAATTAAAGTAAAAACCTTTGTAGTAGCGGTCGCTCTATAAGGGCGACTGCAAACTACAAACTAAAAAGAAATTATGGCAATAAGTGTTGACACGGTATATCAAAGAGTATTAGCTTTAGCTAATAAAGAGCAAAGAGGTTATATAACTCCTCAAGAGTTCAACTTATTTGCTAACCAAGCACAGTTAGAAATATTTGAACAATATTTTTACGACAAAAATCAATTCAACAGAATGCCAGGAGAAAACACTCCTTATGCTGATATGGATCATTTGATTGAAGAAAAAATCAGTATATTTAAAAAAAGACAACAACCCGTTACAATTACAAATCAATTTGGTGATGGTGTTTTACCAACAGATGTTTACAGGTTAGACAACTTAACAAGAATGGCTCGTACAGAGATTGATGGTGACAGAGCTAATATAATAGAAGAAGTTACAGAAGATGAAATGATGATTCTTGATAGAGCATTATTAACAAAACCAACAATTGAAAGACCTATATACACAAGAACGTCAGCTACAAACGTTAAGGTAAAGCCTCACAGCTCTACGCCGTCAGCTTCAGCTGCTCCATATTTTACAGTTGAAGGTTTTAATGTTGACAGCGGAAACGCTAATGTTATTGTTAGTACTGGTGCAAATAAATATAGTTTTATTGAGGTAGGTCAAGATGTTACTGGCGCTGGTATAGTTGATGGAACAACTGTAGACGTTGTAAACAACGGTACTATAACTCTTTCTTTAAATCCTAATGCTAGCGCAGACCCTACCACTCTTACGTTTGCAACAGATGATATAAAATGCAATTATATTAAAAAGCCAGTAACAGTTAATTGGGGTTATACAGAAATAAATGGTACAGCTTTATACAACAGTGCTTCATCAACAGATTTTGAATTACACCCAGCTGAAGAGCCAACTATAGTTTATAGAATTTTAGCTTTAGGTGGTATATCTATAGTTAACCCAAACTTATACCAAATAGCAGGTCAGGAAGAAATGAAAATAACTCAACAAGAAAAACAATAATAAATGGGATTACTAGACGGTCAAACGCAAGCACAATATCAAGCAGGAACTTTAGGTGGTTATCAATTTATTTCTCTTGAAAACATAATTGATCAATTTATAATAGCTTATGTTGGTGAAGATAAAATACTACCTAAAGTTAAAAGAGTTGATATTGCTTTTCATGCACAAAGAGCTTTACAAGAGTTATCATTTGATACTTTTAAATCTACAAAAGCACAAGAAATAGTTATACCACCATCTTTACAAATGACTTTGCCTCAAGATTATGTTAATTACGTTAAAATCTCCTGGTCTGATGGCGCTGGTATAGAGCATGTTTTATATCCTGCAGTAAAAACTTCCAACCCAAAATCTATAGTTCAAGAAACTGATGGTAGTTATAATTTAAGTGGTAATGAACTACAATACAATGCGGAGTCTAAATCATGGGCTTCTTACAAAACAAACACTCCTTCGGAAAATGCTGAAAATGATTATGACTACGATAGTGACATGTATGACACAAACCTTGGTCAAAGATATGGTATAGACCCTCAACACTCTCAAGTTAACGGTTCTTATTATATAGATGATTTATCAGGAAAAATTCATTTTAGCTCTAACATTAACGGAAAAACTGTAACCTTAAAATATATAAGTGATAGTTTAGGTACAGATGCTGAAATGCAAGTACATAAGTTTGCCGAAGAAGCAATGTACAAGTGTATAGCATACGCTATTTTATGTACAAAAGCTAACATACAAGAATACATTGTGCGTAGATTTAAACAACAAAAATTTGCAGCTGTAAGAACAGCAAAATTAAGATTATCAAATTTAAAGCTAGAAGAATTAACTCAAATACTTAGAGGTAAATCTAAGCAAATAAAACACTAGTATATGCCTGAGATTAAAAATACTTTTACGTCGGGGAAGATGAACAAAGACCTTGACGAAAGATTAGTAC